CGAGTGCCGCGAGTGCCACGCACACTGGGACGACGAGGACCGCAACAAGGCCGTGCGCGCCGGGCAGTGGCGCGACCGCGAGACCGGAACCGAGATGTGGGAATACCTGCGCACGAGGAAGCCCACTAAGATCGCCTTCCATATCCCGGCCTGGCTCAGCTATTTCGTGGGGCTTTCGGACTGTGCTGCCGCCTTCCTGCGCGGGATCAAGAACAAGACAAAGCTCAAGGATTTCCAGAACGGCTACGCGGCCGAGCCGTGGGTGCAGTACCAGCAGGTGCGCAAGGAAGATGCGATTTTGGCACTGCGCGACGATCGGCCGGAGGGGGTTGTGCCCGGGGGCGGTGTTATTTCGGCGCTGACGGCAGCGATCGACACGCAGGACAACGGGTTCTGGTATCTGGTGATGGCCTGGGGCTATGCCGAGGCGGATTTAACAGTCCCGGCCTGGGTGGTGCGCTCCGGGTTCGTGCTGGGTTTCGGCGACGTGGACCAGGTCGTATGTAGAGACGTTTACCGTGACGCTGCGGGTGTAGAGTATTCGGTGGCGCTTTCGATCCAGGACGCACTCGGGCACCGCACGGCCGAGGTTTACAATTTTTGCCAGCTGCATCGAGGCAAAGTGATCGCAAGTTTCGGCCGCAACGTGATGGCGCAGCCGTTCGTGTGGAGCAATCAGGAATTCTACCCGGGCACCAAGCGTCCGATCCAAGGGGGCCTCAAGACCATCAACGTCAACACCAAACATTTCAAGGACGAGCTGAGCCGCCGCCTCGAGGTGGGGCCGAACGACCCCGGGGCGCTGCGTCTCTACAGCGACTTCCCGGAAGGCTATGCGGCGCATTTCACGAGCGAGTTCGTGAACGACAAGGGTTTGTGGGACTGCCCGCCGAGCCTTCCAAACCATTTGTGGGACTGCGCCGTGCTCAACCTGGTGGCGGCCGAACTGCTGGGGCTGAAGTATTTGCGCAAGCCGGGGGCTGCGGTAGACAATGTAAACGAACAGAACGCCACGGCGCGGGCCGCCGGCGGGGGGAGGTGGTGATCAATGGGTGATCATACTTTCGGGATAAACACTATCGAGTTTGGCATGGACACGGCGTATCTGCGGAGAGACTCGGTGGATCAGTGGTGCCCATTTTTCGGCAAGAATTGCCAGGGCGTACCGGTGCGCTGCGGCAACTGGTGTCCACACTTCAAACTTCGGAAAAACGGCGATCGAATGGTATTGACGCTCACTTGCGGAAATGGCGCTCCCACCATGACGATCGAGGGGAAGGTGGAGCAATGACACAAAAAAAACGCGCGTAATTTTTAAAGAAAGAGAAATAGTGGATATGAAGGGATTGTGTCAGAGGATTCCATTTTCTCAATGGCAAATTTATAAAGCAATTCACAGAGATTTTGACAAAATGCCTTGCAGAAAATCAGGCAAGCGAATTTTATTTGATATGGAAGAAGTTTATGACTGGTACGATAATCTTCCCAAGGCGGAACAATGAGCGATGCGCGTTCCTGGGGATAATGCTGGCGGTGACGTTTTTGCTTTGCATCATAACGGATTGAAAGGGAGAGGGAAATGTCAAAGCTTCAAGGCATGAAAGAAATCGCCGCCTATCTGCGGTGCAGTGAGAGCACGGCTTACAATCGCATCAAATTCGAGGATTGCCCGGCTACGACCATGGGCGGGATCTGGGTGTCCGAGACGGAATTGATCGATAAATGGTGGAAGGACTACTGCGCCCCCCGCAAAAACGGAGCGAAGCCCGATAACCAGCTCGAAAGGCGCGCGCCTGCCAAGCGGGCGGCGGGCAAGCGCTTTTGACGCGGGAAACCCATGCCATCGTACCGCCCCGCGCGAGATCGCCGAGCCTTGGGGCGCTAATGCGTTTTGAACCGTGTCAACCCTAAAAAAGCTTAAACAAGCCCTTTTTTCCCCTAAAGTTGCCATAAAATCCCCTAAATTCCCGTAAATAGCATTTTAGCCCAAAAACGGGGGCTACAATGCTTTTCATGGCAGCAACCCCCTTTACCAACTGGACCGACCTTTACACCGCCCTCCTCAATCGGGTCGCATCCGGCCAGGTGCTGGTCGGGAGCGTCACCATCGCCGGCAAAACAATCGCTTTCGACACCAAGTCCTTCAATTTCTGGCTTGAGCACGCGAAGCAGCAGGCGGCGCAGGAGGGGGGCACCCTCACCCTGCGCACCTACGCCCGCGCGAAGAGGGACTGATGGGGAGAATTGCCTCCGCGATAGACGGCATGGTCGGAGCGCTCAGCCCGGTTGCGGCCCTGCGCCGCCGGGCGGCCCGCGCGGCGATTGTCGCCCACGAGCGCGCCTTGGTGTATGCCGCGGCCAAGAGCGGCGGGGCGTCCGCCGGGTGGTCGTTGGCGGACGGATCGGTAAACACCGTCATCGCAAGCTCATCCGTTCAGGTGCGCGCGCGCGTGCGCCAGCTCGTGCGCGACATGCCCTATTTCGCGCGCGCGGTCGGCGTGCTGACGGACTACACCGTCGGTGAAGGCATCCACTTCCAGAGCCGCGTAAAGGGCGCCGACGGCAAACTCGATAAAACCCGCATCCTCCGGATCGAGAACGAGTTCAAGTTCTGGATGGACGAGGCCGACATCGCCAAAAAGCTGCACTACTACGAGATGATGCAGCTCGCGAAGCGCCAGGATGCGGAGTGCGGCGAGTTCGCCATCGTGAAAGTCCTTCCCAAGCGCATGCGCGGCCGCCGGGTGCCGTTTGCGCTCCAGATCATTGAACCCGATTGGTTTTCGAGCCTGACCAACACGGGGCAGGCCCCGGTCTATTCGCCCGCCAACCAGACCGTCATCGACCAGGGCGTGGAGTACGACTACCTCAGCGGCGAAGTGCTGGCCTACCATCTGCTCGACCCCTGGGGCTTCGGCCGGCCGATTCGGATCGCCGCCGCCGACGTGATCCACAAGTTCAAGACGTTGCGCCCTGGCCAGCTGCGCGGGATTTCGCCGTTTACTCCGGGAGTGCTCATGGCGCGCGACCTGGACGAGCTCATGACGGCCGAACTCGACGGAACCAAGCTTGCCGCCAAGTACATGGCGATTGTCGAAACGCCGGACCCGATCGGGCGGCAGGCCGGAATAGGGGTCACCACCGACGCCAGCACGGGCAAGAAGATCGAGGAGCTGGAAAACTCCATCATCGAGTACCTGCGGCCCGGCGAAAAAATGCAATTCGCCAAGAGCGATCGCCCCTCGGAGAACTTCTCCCCGTTCGTGCGCCTGGTGCTGACCATGTTCTCGGTGGTGACGGGCGCCCCCTACGAGCTTATCTCCGGAGACTACCAGGGGCTCAACTTCTCCACCGCCCGCATCAACCGCAACGACTTTGCCAACTTCCTTAAACCGGAGTCCACGCGCCACATCCGCCATTTCGCCATGCCCACCCTCGTTCCGTGGATGCAGGCCGCGGTCGCTTCCGGCGCGCTCGACCTGCCCGGCTTTTTCGTAGAACCCTACTTACACCTGGCCTGCCAGTGGCAGCCGCCCGGCATGGAGCCGGTCGACCCGCTGCGCGAGGTCAAGAGCAACCTCGACGAGCTGGCCGCGGCCCTGCGCTCCCCGCAGGAGATCGCCGCAGCGCGCGGGCGCGACCTCGAGGAGATTTACGACGAGATTGCGGACGCCCGGGCGATGGCAGCGGAAAAGGGCATCGAAATCCGGCTCGATAAGACATCGACCGCCCAGGCCAACAATCCGGCCGCGGTGGACGATCAGAAGAGTGCGCCGGCGCTCGGCGATCTGGTGCGCGGGATCATCGAAAACGAGCAGCTACTGCAGGAGGGTCACGCATGAAGAAGAATCGCGGCAGGATGCCGCTTCCACAAGATAGCCGCCGCGAGGCATCCGGCGAGACGCCCATGCACTACCGCGCCCTGTCGCTGCGGCTGGACGCCGGAGGCCGCGGACCGGCGACGCTGGACGAAAAGACCCGTTCCGTCGAGGTCGTGGGCGCCACCGAGGAGCCGGTCGAGGTGTTCGACTGGCAGCGCTTCGAGGTCATCCGCGAGGTCCTGCTGATGGACGGCCTGGAAATGCCCAAGAGCCGCCAAGTACCGCTGCTGGATTCACACTCGCGTTATTCCACCGCCGCCGTGATGGGGTCCTACCGGGAGATGGTTGCCCGGGACGGCCAGCTGACGGGGCGCGTGTTTTTTTCATCAGTGCCCGAGGCGGAGAATCCATACACGAAACTCCGCGAGGGGCACCTTACCGATTTTTCGATTGGCTACCGCCCGATCGAGAGCACGTGGATCGATGAAGGGCAGACCGCTATGATACGCGGCCGCAGCTTCAAGGGTCCCCTGCGCGTGACCGAGCGGAGCCGCATCAAGGAGCTGTCCATCACGCCGATAGGGGCGGATGAGCTGGCCAAGGTGCGGAGCGAACATCAACCCACACCGCCGGCAGCGCACGCTCCGGCCAAGGAGAACGACGACATGAACGAGAGACTGAAGAAATGGTTGGTCAGCCGGGGACTCCCCGAAACCGCCTCCGAGGACGAGGCCTGGGCCTACATGGAAAAGCTGGAGATCAAGCGGGCCTCCGAAATTCCTCCGCCCGCTCCTGCGCCGGCGGTAACGGCCCCCAACATCGACGCCGAGCGCAATTCGGCGGCCGTGGCCGAGCGCTCCCGCATCGCCGAGATCGACGGGGCCGCCCGGGCCTTCAACTTCCCGGAGGACCTGCAGCGGAAGCTCGTCGAAGACGGCACCCCGACCGCCACGGCGCTGCGCAGCGTCATGGACTGGGCCATTGCCAATAAGGCGACGGCCGGAGGCGTGGGCCACCGCGGCGCCATTACCCACGGCGCCGACGAGCGCGACAAGTTCCGCGCGGCGGCGATCGACAGCATCCTGCTGCGGTCCGGCGATTCGGGCGCCAAGGTCCGCCCGGAGAAACCCGCTCCCGGTGCATCGGACCTCATGGGACACTCCCTGCGCGAGCTTGCCCGGCATTCGCTCGTCATCGCGAGCCAGCCGGCCGGCGGGCACGCCATGGAAATGGTGGGCCGCGCCCTGATGACCACCGATTTCCCGAACATCCTCGCCGCCGGCGCCAACAAATCGCTGCTCGCCGGCTGGGAGTCCGCCGAGGAAACCTGGAAGGAGTGGTGCTCCATCGGGGATCCGGTCTCCGATTTCAAAGCCCAGAGCCTGGTGCGGGCCTCTGAGACGAGCGACCTCGACGAAGTCCCGGAGCACGGGGAGTTTACCTACGGCAAGATGGGCGATAGCAAGGAAACCGTGCAGATCGCAACATACGGGAAGCTCTTCGCCATCACCCGGCAGGCCATCATCAACGACGATCTGGGGGCGCTGCTCTCCGTGCCCGCTAAAATGGGCGAGGCCGCTGCCCGCAAAGTGGGCGATCTGCCCTATGCGGTCCTGACCGCCAACTCCGCCATGGGCGACGGTGTGGCACTGTTCCATGCCAACCACGCCAACCTCATCGCCCACGGCTCGGGCGCCGTGCCCGGAATCACCACCATTGCCGCCGGCATCCTTGCCATGGGTATCCAGAAAGACATCCTTGGCAAGCGCCGCCTCAACATCCGCCCGCAGTACCTCATCGCCCCGAAGGCGCTGGAGGGTGTCGGCGAAATATTTTTCCGATCGAACCAGTTCAGCGACCACTCCACGGTCGCAACCGACAGCACATTTGCCTCCCTGCGGGTCAACCCCTACGCGGGGACCTACTTCACTCGCGTTTATGACGCCCGCCTCGACGACAGCGACGCGGCCGCGTGGTATCTCGCGGCCCGCAAGGGCATGACCGTTGCGGTGTTTTTCCTCAACGGCGTCCAGGTCCCGTACATGGAGACCCGCCAGGGCTGGAGTGTGGACGGGACCGAGTACAAGGTCCGCATCGACGCCGCCGCGAAAGCGCTCGACTGGCGCGGGCTGTTCAACAACAACGGCAATTAAATTCCGCTTCGCGGAATTTAAATAAACGGGGCGCGTAAAGCGCGCGCCCCGTTTCCAGAAGGAGAAAAAGTATGTCCGACCATGGACTGATCAGCAACAAGAGGGTGGCTTACAGCGAGTACAGCTTCGCCAAGGACGGCGGAGTCGTCGGCGACATCGTTCTGCGCGGCAGCGTGCTGCCGGCGGGGGCGGTGATCACCAACGGTTATCTGGACGTCGAAACCGCCGTCACATCCGGCGGGGCGGCGACGCTCGCGCTCAAGCTGGTGACGGCCGCCGATCTGATGCCCGCGATGGAGAAGGGGAACTTCCCCATCAACGCGCTGTTCGACATAGGTGTTGCCGGTATCGGTCCGCTTACGGCAAACAAGACGCCGACGCTTACGGTGGGGGCCGTCGCACTTACCGCCGGCAAGTTCACCCTGGCGCTGGAATACATCATCACCCGCTAACCAAAAACCGCGAGGGCCTTCCCGCCGCTCGCTTTCAGGAGGACCGACACATGCAAGGACTCAGAGGGTATCTTAAAGAGGCTGTTTGGGAATACGACTTCGCGAAAGACGGCGGCGCGGTTTCCGCCATTGCCCTGCGCGGCCCGAAACTTCCGGTGGGAGCCATCGTGCTGAACGCCGTGCTCGACGTCGAGACAGCCGCCGTGGGCGCAGGCGCCTCGTTGGCGTTCCACCTGCAGGCGGCGAACGACATCTACTCGGAGGCCGTGGTGGGCACCTACACCCTGGCCGCGCTGCTGAAGGGCGTACCCGACATCGCAACCGTCGGCGACGCCGTGCGGGTCGCGACCGCCGCGAAGGGTGTCACCCTCACCATCACGGGTGCGGTGCTGACAGCCGGAAAAATCCATGTGGCGTGTCACTACATCACGACCCGGTAGAGTAGCGGCGATTCGATCGATCAGGAGGGCCGCTTCCGCAAGGGATCGGCCCTCATCTTCACGCGCAGGTAGCAAATGAGCCTTTTAGACGACATCGTGGCCGTCGGCATGGAGGCCTGGTTCGACACGGATTTCATGGCGTCGCTCTGCACCTACAAGGGGGCCTCCATCCCGGCACACTTCAACCGTTCGGAGGCCGAGGTGATGAACGCCTCCGGCCGTGGCGAGCGAGCCGAGTTGGAGGTGCGGGCGTCCGACGTTCCGACACCTGTTTATCGTGACGCCGTGGTCGTCGCCGGCGTCACCTGGTACGTGCTGCGGCTCATTTCAAGCGACGGGTTCAGCCACCGTCTCGAGCTCTACCGGGATGAGAATCCTTTGATGCGATAGGTAGAAAATGCCGATCGAAGTCAACACCACCCTGCTCGCTCTCGCCGCCGGACTCGCTGCGGACACAGCGCTTTCGGCTTGGGCGACAACCAACTACGGGCGCGTCCCAAAGATTTACATCAACATCGACGAGCGCAACCCTCCCGGCGAGGCCGAGTGCCCGTACGTTTTGCTTTTTCCGACGGCGGCACGCTACGGGCGCGGAGCGCGCGAGAAAACCATCGAGTTGCAGATGGTGACATGCCTGTTCGACGCCACGTTCCGCACCTACACGGACACGGACATCATCGAGTACAAGGGTGTGCAGAACTGCGTCGAACTGCTCGACCTGGCCGTTAATGCCATCGCCGCCATTGCTACCGGAAACGCGCTGCTGCAGGACGTGGCGGCGGAGTTCGATACCATCGAGGCCTTCCCGTTCTTTATGGCCTTGGCACCGATCACCTACGTCGAGCCCCTGTGCCTTGGGGCCGACCGACTTGCACTATAGGAGGCTTGAGCCATGGCTCACCAAAAAGGTTCAACCGTAGTCTTTAAGATGGGCTATGAGCTTGTCGCCTTCGGCACGGCCGCCGCGGCGGGCTACATCCTGCCCATCAATACCTTCGACGTGCGCAGCACGCGCGCGCTTAACCGCGTCAACACGCTTCAGGCAAGCCGTAATCCGCTCGAGCCGTTTGCCGGGAACCTATCGGTCGCTGGAAATATCGTGGTGCCGGTCGACAGCCTGGCCATGGCCTACTGGCTGATCGCCATGTTCGGGCTGCCGGTAACGACCGGCGCAGGGCCTTACGTGCACGAGTTCAAAATCCCATCAGAGCAGCGTTCGCTCACGTTTGAGACTGCGTTCACCGACCTGG